AACACATTTGAATATCAAGGAAATGTAGAATTATCACCTCTCATGGTAACCCTCGACTCCGGCCAAGTCGAGCGGGCGACTTTATCATTGTTAATACGGCAATGGAGTCTAAATGAGCAGATTAAATGGCGCAACTGGGTGACCATGTCCACACCCAGCGCCGCGTGGCTAGCCATCAATCGATGGCTTCACCGGGATGTTGTAGATTCAACAGTGCAGGAATCTTCCTCCACTTTTGTTGATGCAATTGATGTCCCTAGCGATCCAGCTATCAACCAACCCGGTAACGAGTTGGTTGGATATGCCAATGTCCCCACTCGCACCAGAATTTCAGCTGCTGCCCAATATGGGCAAGAATGTAGACTGGAATTGAACTGTACCCGTCGAACCGCCGCTATGGAACTTGCTGTTCGGGCTTGGTTAAACAGAGAGTTTGATAACAACTTCGTCCGTCGTGTCGATAGACGTGTGTTATTACCTCTCGCTGTTGAAGCCGCTTTTGTACCCAGTAGGTATGAAATTGAAGCCCATCATATGGCTAATACCGTCGAGGTAGTCACTAGACAGTTACAGCTGGAAGCTGACGTTTATTCAAACGAGAACCGTAGGTGGTTTCACCTATGGCCTCGTAAATTACGTCGGCGACCTACTGTTAATGCTTGAGGGGGCCCTGTCCGTCGTACCGGGATTTGTAGCTCACCATCACTTGCCCCTGCTGTTAAGAAGGGGGAGTATGATAAACACAGATCATTCTTGACGGTACAAAGGAATGGGTTGCCACACCGTGATAGGCAGATGATTCAGCTTGAGGGATTTGCCGACCCCGAGCGACCACTCACGGTTTTTAATAACGATATAACGACACTGGAGAAGGCAATTAAAGAACGGGTGTTCTTTGTGGTTCAGGATGGGGCGTATGTTAGACCCCCTCAACCTGTCTCCGAGATAATATTTGTTACTCAACTTAAAAACTTCTATACACTGATGCAAAAGATGTGTGTCCCTACCGATCCGATGACGCCCCAGGCATACGCCAGGTGCTATTCCGGTACCCGTAAGGAAGCATTGTATACAAAAGCGTTTGAAGTGAATTTACAAGAAGGTGGGGTGCGCCGAGAGCACGCCTACACATGTGATTTTGTTAAAGATGAGAAACAATTGAAGCTTGTGCCACGTGTTATCCGACCAGCTAACATGAGGTATAATGTCGAAATCGGTAGGTTTGTACGACCTATAGAGCATAATATGTACCGATCAATAAATAAAATT